CTGGAAAGGAACCGTCAATACACTGATGACCAGCAGCGGGTCGTTTGACTTTTTAAAAGGTAAGTTGGATGCGTTTATTAAACGCTTGGACTTCCTGCAAACTCCCGAAGGCATGAAGGAGATCGATGCTTATGGCAAAAAGCTGTATGCCACGCTGGAAGCTATTGCCGATTTTTCCGGCCAAGCCTGGGCCAATATAAACCAATTGGCCGCGACGGTGGGCGGTTTTGGCAATTTAGCCAAGCTGGTATTTGGCGGCATTGCCGCGCTTATGGCGGGGCCGCTGCTGCTGGCGATCGGCGGTATCGTTTCCGGTATGGTTACGTTAACCACGGTCATGCTGGCCAATCCGTTGGTATTAGCTGTAGCGGCAATATCTGCCGCCGTGTTTTTGCTGTGGAAGAACTGGGATGCGGTAGTCGAAGGTTTTAGTAACGGGATAAACACAATAAAAGAATGGCTGGTGAACGTCTTGATGTCAGCCATTGACGGCGTGACCGGCAGCATTAAATTGGCGCTGGCGGCGATTGTCGATGGCGTGTCAGGCGTTATTCGGGCTTTAACTAATCTGGCGCAGTTTAAAAACCCGTTTTCCGGCGGTGAGGCGATGTTTACCATGCCAGCCGAACCGCAGACCAATAGCCAGGCGACGGGCAGAACGGCAGCCAAAGCACCGACCATGCCCATCGATCCGATGCTGTCTATTGACTTGGGTCAACCTGCCGCGCCTGTCGCACCAGGCAAGCCCGCCCATCCGATCATGATGGGTAAGCCTGTCGATCCTGTCGCTACCGGCAAGCCCGCTGCGCCTGTCGCACCAGGCAAGCCCGCTGCGCCTGTCGTACCAGGCAAACCCGCCAATCCGATCATGATGGGTAAGCCTGTCGAGCCTGTGGCTACGGGAAAACCTGTTGCCCCTATCGTTATGGCTGCGCCTGTTGCGCCATTAGCCAGGCGCGCGCCCGACAAAGTCGATGTGGGCGGCTTGCTGCATATCAAGATCGACCAGGAAGGCCAAGCAAAAGTTACATCTCTAAAAACCAATGACCAACGCATGAATTTCAACGTCGATGCAGGTCTGACGATGTCGGGAGCCCGGTAATGGCCGATGCCGCACAAACATGGCGCGATAAAATGATGCCAGCCTCTTTCCGGGGCGTATCGTTTAGCGTCGTTTCGACTGACGGTCAGATCGGCCGGCGTAATGCGCTGCACGAATACCCGCAGCGCGACCTGCCTTATGCCGAAGACCTGGGCCGCAAGGCGCGCGAGTTCACGATCGAAGGCTTTGTGATCGGCGAGAACTATATGGCTGGTCGCGACAAGCTGATCGTTGCGCTGGAGGCATTCGGTTCTGGTGAACTGGTGCATCCGTATTGGGGCCGCATGCAGGTCGTGCTCAGTTCGCCGGCCCGCGTAGCCGAGTCCACCGCCGAGGGCGGCATGGCCCGGTTCTCGATGACCTTCACCGAATCCGGGGAGTCAGTCAATCCCGCATCACGCACCGATACCGGCGCAGCCGTTGAATCGGCGGCGGATAAGGCGCAGTCCGATGCTGAATTCAGCTTTGCCGATCTGTTCACTGTCGAGGGCTGGCAGGACTTCGTACCAACCGAGGCTTTGACCGTCATTAACGATTCATTAACCGCCGTGATGCGAGCCGCCAACGGCGTCATGGGCGGCAGCTTGTTGCCGGAGTTTACCCAGCAGCTGTTCGGAATTTCCAGCAGCGCTTCAAGCCTGATGCGGTTCCCGGCGAACCTGGCTGGCGGGCTGTTCGGCCAGATCGCCTCGTTATCGGCCATCGCATCAAGCCCGCTGGGGGCGCTGTCATCGCTATCGTCTATTTTCGGGGCAGGAAATCAATCCGGCTCCGCAAGTCTGCCTGGATCTAGCTCGGCGACCAACGCCAGCAGCCCAGCCAGTGCCGTATCCGTTGGCGCATTAACAGCGGTTTCCGTATTGCGGCCATTATTCAGCTATGGCGCCAGCATTAAGCCGGTACCGAATTCAGTGCCTCCGACCCCGGCAGCCCCGACGCTGATCGCGACCCCGAGCCGGATACAGCAGGCCGCCAATCAAGCCGCCATCATCACGCTGATACGGCAGGCGGCGGTCATCGAAGCGGCCAGAGTATCGGTCAAAGTGACCCCGGCCAGCCACGGCGAAGCTATAGCGCTGCGCGATGAAATCGCAGGGCAATTGGAAACGCTGGCGGAAACCGCGCCGGATGCGGTTTATATGGCGCTGACCCAATTGCGCGTGGCCGTCATTAAGGATATTAACGCCAGGGCGGCGGACTTGTCGCGTACGGTGCAATATCCCGTTCCGACTACCCAGCCGGTGCTGGTGGTGGCACATCATTTATATGGCGACGTGGCACAGGCCGACGCTATTGTCGCCCGGAACAAAATACGCCACCCCGGCTTTGTGCCCGGCGGGCGCACGATTGAGGTGCCGACGTTATGACCGTTGAACTCAAGGTAAACGGCGACTATTACGGCGGCTGGACGGAGGTCACGATCGAGCGCGGCATCGAGCAGATTGCCGGCACCTTCGAGCTGTCTGTCACCGACCGATGGAATGCCGCCCAAGGCCAGCAATCCAGGCAAATCAAGGATGGCCAGTCATGCGAGGTATTGGTCAACGGTCAGACGGTTATTACCGGTTACATTGATGCGGTAAAGCCTCGCTATGACAAGCAGACGCATGGCATCAGCATATCAGGCCGAGATAAAACCGCCGACCTGGTGGACTGTTCCGCTATCTATAAGAGTGGGCAATGGAGCAATAAGAAGATCGAGCAAATCGCCGCCGATCTGTGCGCGCCGTTCGGCATTCGGGTGATTGCAGCAGTTGATACCGGCGCAGTGCTGCCGGTGTTTGCTATCCAGGAAGGCGCGAGCGTGTTCGAGGAGCTGGAGCGCGCGGCCCGGATGCGTGCGCTACTGTTGGTGTCGGATGGCCTGGGCAACCTGCTGCTGACTCGCGCAGGAACCGTTAAAGCGCCTGTCGGATTAACAGAAGGCGAGAACATTTTAATTGGTGAAGGCGAATTCAGCCAGAAGGACCGCTTCAGCGATTATATCGTCAAGGGCCAGAGCAAAGGCGACGACGACAACTACGGCGAAACGGTGGCGCACCAAGTCGCCAGCGTCAAGGACTCAGGGATTACCCGGTACCGGCCGTTGATCGTGATGGCTGAAGACCAGGACGGCAACGCGACACTACGCCAGCGCGCCGAATGGGAGCGCAACGTCCGGCGCGGACGCGGTACCCGCGCCACCATTACGGTGCAGGGCTGGGACGTGGACGGCAAACTTTGGACGCCCAATACCATCACGAGGCTGACTTCGCCGCTATTGTCGGCTGATCTGGACGTGCTGATCGTATCCGTCAGTTACTCGCTAAATGACAAAGACGGAACCTTGGCCACGCTGCAAGTCGCCAACCCGCATGCATTCGACATGATCGAAGGCGTTAAGCAGACCCGTCTGGAAAAGAAGATCCGCAAGGCGCAGGGCGACGAATCCAGTATTGTCCAGCCGGAATGGGAGTGGAAGCCATGATCCGCGCTATCAATAAATTGACCGCGCCACTGGCCCGCCGCGTCAATCTGATGGTTGCGCGCGGCGTGTTGGCGCTGGTTAATGATGCCGCAAAAATGCAGGGCGTACAGGTCAAGCTGCTATCGGGCGAGGTGCGCGATATGGAGCGCTTCCAGAATTATGGTTTGACCAGCCAGCCCCATGCCGGGGCCGAAGTGGCGGGCGTCTTTGTCGGCGGCAATCGTAATCACGGCCTTGTGCTGGCGATCGATGACCGGCGCTATCGGCTTAAGGATCTGCAAGGCGGGGAAGTGGCTTTGTATGACGACCTGGGGCACGTCATTAAATTGTCTCGCACCGGCATCGTCATTAGCGGTGCAACGCATGACATCAATATTGTCAATTGCCCCCATGTGATTGTGACCGGCGGCGATGTGATAGCCGACGGGATCAGTTTAAAAGGTCATCATCACCAGGAGCATGATGGGCCAAATACTTCGGCGGCGGTGGCATGAGCGACATAAAAACCATCTTTATCGACTTTGAGCATGGCGTCGATTATGCGCTGGATGGTCTGGGCTTTGCCGAGGACGACGGGCTGGAAACCGCCGTAATCCTGAGCCTGTTTACCGACCGCCGTGCCAATGCCGACGA